TCTACAAAAGAAGAAGGTGAAACTAATGAACCCGTATTGGCCAAGTTTGATATATGGACACAACGCGGTGAAGAAGGGGTTTTTGTTGGTAAAAAGATAGCCACTAACAAGTTTATTGTTTTAAAAAATCTACCTACGTTAAAAGAGGCTAGGCAATATGTATCTGAGCATAACGCGGAATTAGTCGAGCAACTTAAAGAAAAGAAACAAACTAAAGATGTTAGACGTGCCGAAAACAATGAACGTGTAGGCAAAGACTATCGTAATGGCAGAAATGTAACCCCGTTAGAGTTTGGCGATGCTTTTGGTTTTAGAGGTGTGCAGTTTGGCAACTGGGTTAACAATGACCGCAGGCAACAAGATTTAAACAATGCTTATGATGGCTTAATGGATTTAGCGGGCGTATTAAATATCCCTCCTAAAGCTATTGGTTTGAATGGTGAATTAGGGTTGGCTTTTGGCGCTAGAGGATCTGGCGGCGTTGATCCGGCAGCTGCTCATTATGAACCCGGACAGGTTGTTATTAATCTCACAAAAATGAACGGCGCGGGTAGTCTTGCGCATGAATGGTGGCATGCGGTAGATAATTATTTTGGCAAACAAGAAAAGTCAGGTTATTTAACCGAGGCTTATTCTGGTCGAAATCCATACCAAGTTAGACAAGAAGTTTATCAAGCATGGACAGGCATTACTGAGGCTATTAAAAAAGAAACGCAGTTAGCTAAGCGTTCTGCCATGATAGATAAAAATAGGGCAAAAGATTATTGGTCAACAGTAATGGAAATGACAGCCCGTTCTTTTGAGCGCTATGTGATTGGCAAACTGGAAGATCAAGGTTACTCAAATGATTATTTGGCCAATATTATTCCTGAACCCGTCATGGAGTCAGAAGCCAAGATAGAAGAGAGCGATTACCCGTTTCCACTGCAATCTGAAATGGATGCGGTCAATAAAGCGTATGACAAATTATTTAATACCCTAAAAACTCGTGAAACAGATAATGGCACCATTTTATTTAGCCGCAGTCAGTCAACGCAAGAGGCTTATGACAATAGGATTGATGCATTATTTAACGGGGATACTGCAAATCGTGAAGGGGTAACGGTATTAGATAATTCTGATATGTTGGGGATGCTTGGGTATAAAAACTTACCAGTAAAACTTGCTGAAGGGAAAGTTATAGAGGGCAGATTTAATCATGGATTAACCAAGGAAGATTGGAAAAAAATTCCTGAATGGTTAAGTAACCCTGCGGCAGTATTTGATTCTGATACTGTAAAAGGAAGTTTAGTATTTATAGCACCTGATAAAGTTAATGATGCTCCCGTTAGAATTATTGTTGTTCCTAATGCTAAGCAAAACCAATTAGATGTTCACATTTTATCAAATGCTTATGATGCTAAAGGAAACCCACCCACAAGGAGCTGGGTTCATCAAGGGCTTACCAGATATATTGACACACAAAAAAGCCGAGAATTTCTAGCAACGTCTGGATTGCAATTATCCAGGGTCTTGCAAAATTTGCCCGGCTCTAAAACTAAGATACTTACAGAGAAGAACCTTGTCAAGTACCGTGCGCAACAAAATAATCCATTAAACTCAAAAGCATCTGAACCCGTCACCAACCCACATACAAAATCGACTTTACATGACGCCATAACTAAAGCCCTAGATAAAGCATTTGGTAATGGCTGGACTCAGCGCCTCATGGATACCGGCAAATTTAAAATTATTAGTCGTGAGGAAGCTATAAAAATAGCGGGTAATAAAGCAGCGGATTCTAAGGGTTTTTATAACTCCAATGATGACACCAGCTACTTTGTACATGACAACATCAGCAAAGATGCAAATTCTAAAGCACTCGCTGGTTTAGTTGCACATGAAATTGCTGTACATGCGTTGCATTTAGGTAAAACTAAAGAAGCGTTCAAGTCATTGCTAAAACGCTTTGAAGCGATGAAAGCAACAAACCCTAATGTACAAGAGGCTTTTGATAGAGTGCTTGCTGATACCAAGGCAGAGGACAAGCTCGAGGAGGCTTTAGCGTATTTCATCGAAAATAATCATAACTCCAGTCTTGGTCAAAAGATACTTGAAGCTTTTAGGCAATTAGTTAGAGCAATCGGCAATACTTTGGTAGGTAAGGATAAGTTTTTATTCTCGCATTGGGCTAATAAGTTAACCGAGCAAGAATTACGCAACATGGCAACCAGTGCGCTTAGGTCTGCGCCAGATAGTTTACAGTTTACTAATGAAATTAATTCGGGGGAGTTGATTCAAGAACCACGACCCGTAGAGCGGGGAACCACCATTCCCTCTACGACACAACTCCCCCACGCTGGTGGGCTTGATAAAACTATACCACAACAAGATGACAATTCAAATGATAACGGTATTAAATTCAGTCGTTCAACACCTGCCAATACCGACTCAGATAATAAGGCCATTAAGGATATCTTCACCAAAGTAGCCGGCAATCCTAGTTTGGATTGGTTAGGGGGCTTATTTACCCGTAACCAGTTGATTGATTTTATCGCTAAAGACGTGCCTGAAATGATGAATTACAAATTACTTTCACAGGCAAAAGATAATGCGACACATCAGCGCGAACAACAAGTAGCAGTGGCTTACGATGAAATGAGTAATAAGATCAAAGAAGCCGCTAGAAAACCTAATGGCTGGGTGGTGGATTACGCCAAAGCTAGGCGCATGATGATGGAGTTGTCGCGAGTGCAAAGTATGGCAACTAATCTTGATAACTTTGATCCGGCTGAGGCAAAACCTAATCAGGCGATGACCGAGCAAGAAAGAGAAGTCTACGACGCTTATCAAGCTATGAATGAGGCGCAACGAGCCGTTTATATTAAGATGAGGGATGATTACCGTACCGATTTAAAAGCTACTCAAAAAGCCTTAATTAAGAATCTGGACCGTTTCCCGATTGATAGCCAGACTAAAGCGGCGGTAATCGCTGATATTAAAGCGCACTTTGATAAAGCATTAAGCAAAGGGGTTTATTTTCCATTAGCTCGTTTCGGTAAAATTGTGGTCACTGGTATTAATCCCGATGGAGAGTTGGTGACGAGCTTTGTTGAGTCGAATGGCGCCAGAGATAAACTCATGGCAAAAATGGAGGCACAGGGTTATAACCAAGTAAGATCGCAGTTAAAAGCTGAATATGATGCCGATGTAGCCAATGGCAATGCAGCTCATACCATTGCGGCCCTTGCAACCAATACCATTGAAAATATCAGAGATAATCTTGTCAAAGGACAAAGTAACAAAATAGCTGGCAATGTTAATGACATGCTGGATGCGTTTAACCAAGAGTTAATTAAAGCCTTGCCAGATAGTTCATTTCGTAAACATTTTATTCATAGAAAGGGTACGCTTGGCGAATCTGCCGATACCTTACGTGCTTATGCAAATACTCGTAACAGTACCGCAAAAGGCTTAGCGTCGATTGGTTATGATCATCAAATAGCCGAAACCTTACAGGATGGCAGAAAAGCTATTAAAGCCTTAGGCCTTAGAAACTCTGATTTCTTAGATTCGATCATGAATGAGTTTACTAAGCGTGAAAAAGCCTTGAAAACAACGAGCATCCAGCCATGGGCGCAGACTTTAACAAGCTTAGGGTTTATGGGGGCGCTAGGCTTTAATGTAGCTTCTGCAGGGGTAAATATGTTGCAAGTGGCGGCTATTGGCTTGCCTGAATTAGCAGGAAGGCATGGGTTTAACGCCTCATCTATCGCAATTTCTAAAGCCTATAAATTATTGCTTAATCCAGATGTACTTAATAAGAGCTCAGGTTTTGATTTGATGAAAAATCCTAAAATCAATGCTAAAACAAAAGAAGCCTTACAGCGCTTACACGACATTGGCAAAATTGATCTTAATCAAACGCATGACTCTATCTCAGCCGGTCAAAACCCGTCTTACAGTACCAATGCCGTCACCCGTGTGTTTGGTCAGGTTGCTAAGAAATCAGGTTATTTCTTCCATGTGGCTGAAGCTTTAAACCGTCAAGTCATGGGGGTTGCGGCGTTTGAGTTGGAATACACTAAAAATGGTGGAGATTATGAAAAAGCGTTAGCTTATACCGTCAAAGCGATTGATGATACTCAATTCGACTACGGACAAGGTAATCGATCACGTTTCATGATGGGTAATACAGCTCGCGTTTTAACCTTGTTTAAAGCCTATGCGTTAAATACATCTTGGTACATTGGTCGTAATGCGGCGCTATCTTTATCTAAATTACCTTCTGAGGAACGTTTACAAGCTCGTAAAACTTTAGCGGTTACGATGGCAATGAGTTTTGCGACTTCGGGATTATTTGGTATGCCGATTGGCATCGAGGCGTTTGCTGGTATTGGTGGTGTAGCCGGGTTTAAATACAAGGGGGCATCCGGCAGTGTGGCGGGTGCCATATTAGGTATGGCAGTATTTCAAACACTGTTGGCTGGTCTTGGTGCAGATGATGACGATGAACTAGAAACAGAGTTTAGAAACTGGTTAACGGATAACTTTAATCAAACGGTGGCAGAATTTATTACCAAAGGCCCTGCACGTTTATTACCGATTGGGGATATATCCGGCAGAACCGCTATGAATCACCTTTGGTATCAGCCACAAAACAAAGAGCTAGAAGGGCGTGATGAGTTTAATGCGATATCAAATACATTAATGGGGCCTGTTGCTTCTCAAATAGCTAATATCTTTATGGCATCTAAATTATGGGCCGATGGTGAGTCGGGTAGGGCGCTGGAAGCTATGACACCACGGGCGGTGTCAAATCTAATAGCGGCTGAGCGTTTAGCGACGCACGGAGTTGAAACTATTAAGGGCGATAAGATTGTGGGTCGTGATTTAACAGTCAATGAGATTGCGCAAAAAATGCTAGGTTTTAATCCTACCGTGATTGCTAATGCAAATGATGCTAATAGCGCCATTACAAAAGAGCGCGATAAACTGGATATGGAAAAACAACATTTGGTTAAACGCTATTTATCGGCTGATGCAGAAGAGCGGACGCGTTTATTTAATGAGGACATTAAAGATTTTAACGAAGAAGTACCAGCTTCTGCCCGTATTACCAAGATGTCTTTATTTAGAAGTATGAAAGCTAGAAAAGGGGCTAATAAGCATACTGAAAATGGTTTGTATTTATCAAAGAAACAACAATATTTAAAGAAAATTGGCAGGTTTGCTGAGCCGTAATAATAAAAAATAGACTTGTTAAAAATGAGTGAACCTAAGCAACTATACTGCTATAAGCTTTATTAAATAGCTTTTTAAAATCATGTCGGGAGACATTATATGAAAGATCAATTAAACGCCATTGAAGGCGTCAATATAGGTGTATCTTTAGCTTCAGGTATGGGCGAGTTATCTCATGCTGAGGGCGTTTATACTGCAAAATGTTATGAATACGAAGGTGGACCCTTATTATGGGAAGATACTTTTGATAACGTAGTTTGTACGTTAGGAAAAAATCAGATTTTACAGGCCGCGTTAGCCGGTTCTGCCTATTCTGTCACAGGCCCGTATATGGGGCTAATTTCTTCAATTTCTTGGTCTGCAACAGCCGCAGCGGATACGATGGCATCTCATGCGGGTTGGACAGAAGCCGGATCAACTAATGCTCCAACGTTTGCCGCGCGTGTTGCTTGTCCATTTGGCACAGCGGCCGCCGGTTCAATCGCTCCAACTTCATCTATCAGTTTTACCATGACCGGTGCAGGCACATTAAAAGGGGCCTTCATCGTATTTGGCACAGGCGCTGTATCTACTTTAATGAGTACAGCAGGTACTTTATTATCAGCTGGTTTATTTACAGGTGGCGACCAACCCGTTAACTTAGCTAACGTGGTTCAGGTTTCTTATTCTCTAAGTTTATAAGGATTAGACAATGTTTACTAAAGGTCAAGAAGTTGTACAAATATTACCTACTCCATTTGCTGGCACAGTAGCAGGATTTGCATTAGATCAAGATACAGGTGATGTTTTTGTATTGGTTGAATACACAGATGCTAATGGTGAATTACATAGCCGTTATTTTAGACAGTCTGAAGTAGCGTAAGGATAAATCATGACTTTGGTCGTAATAGATAACGCATGGGAAACCACTACCAGCACAGGGCCTACTACGTTTACCTTAGCAGGTGCGGCAAGTGGTTCTCAGTCAATGGCTGGTATTGGTAATACTAATACCTCATACTTTCGTATATCAGATCAATCAGGCACTAACTGGACAGTTGTTTTAGCAACATACTCCACTACTGGCCCAACATTGACTGTTGTATCGACTTACGCATCAAGCAATAGCAATAATGCTGTTACCTTTGGGGCTGGTACTAAGAATGTATGGTGTGTTGGCCCTGCGGAATCTACGGTACTAGCTGCTCCCTATGCTTACCCTACCGTTAAGCCGACATTAAACTTAGACTTTGTTAATAGTAATCAGGTAGACCCAAGAATTACTTTTGTGCGTACTACCACAGCGACATACTATGACGGTAAGACTACTGCATTAGCTGAGCAGAATTTGTTGTTGTATTCTAATACTTTTTCTAATGCTGCATGGGTAGCGACTAACGGGACTGTAGCATCGGGCATGACTGACCCTGCTGGCACTACAACAGCTTTTAGTTTTACGGCTACGAGTGCTACAGCTACTCTATATCAAACACTAACAACGACAGCAACACCTTATACTTTGAGTTTTTATATTCAACGTGTAACAGGCACAGGCGCAGTTAACTTAACACTTGATGGCACAACACTTACTGCTCAAACTATTACAGGTTCATGGGCTAGATATTCCGTTACAGCAACACCGACTGCGGCTTCACATACTATAGGACTACAGTTAGCAGTTTCAGGGGATGTGGTTAATATTTTTAGTTCACAATTAGAAAATAGAAGTAGTGTGACGGCTGCTAATATAACAACCACCGCAGCTATCACCAACTACATACCACAGCTAATGACTGCTCCTGCTGGTGTACCTAGACTAGACTATAACCCTACTACTGGGCAAGCACTGGGTTTGTTGATTGAGGAGGCTAGGACTAATTTATTGACTTATAGTAATACTTTCTCTAATGCAATTTGGACACTAACCAATGCTACTTTAACAGCGGCAGCGACTGTTGCGCCAGATGGTACGCAGACAGCGTTTAACTTAGTAAGTAACACATCAACAGGGTTACAAGCGATTGCACAAACAGTTACTAAAGCTGCATCAGCTTTAGCTTATACATCAACGGTTTACTTTAAAGCTAATCAATATACCTATTCGTGGTTACAAATATCTGATGGTGCTGGTAATGGGGCTATAGTTTATTTCAATCTAACTACTGGTGCTATTTCTACTGCTGTTGCTGGTATTGGTACTGCGTTTACTGCTTTGTCTGCAACTACACCTACAGCAGTTGGTAATGGTTGGTACAGATGCAACATTACAGGCACTAGCAACACAGCTACAAGTTTGGTTACTCAGTTTGGTAGCTCAACAAACGGTACAAGTAACTCAGTTGTTGGTAATGGCTATAGCGGTGTATTTATCTGGGGCGCCCAGTTAGAGCAAGGTTCATTTGCTACATCGTATATACCTACACTAGCTTCTCAAGTAACAAGAAACGCAGACCAAGCGTCAATGACAGGTACTAACTTTAGTAGTTGGTATAATCAGTCGCAGGGAAGTTTGTATTGTAATGTATCAGTAGAAGCGGGGAACGCCTTTCAAGCTCTACCGATGGTTATATATAATAATACTACTAATATTGGGTTTTATAATAGTAGTACATCAAATATTGGTGCGGAATTTAGGAATAATGGCACAACTTATTCATCTTCTTTATTCTTTCAAACATACCCTGCAACATTAAATTTAGCATTAACCTATAGCTCCGGTAGTTTTAATTTCTGTAGAAATGGGGTTAATAACAATTATAGTATTCCTACAACTATGCCTTCAAATATAAATTATTTAGCTATTGGTGGAGCATTTACAGGATTCTGGCAAGCGGGGGGGATAGCTCACATCCGCACAATTACTTATTACCCACAAGCACTTAGCTCAGCTAATTTACAGGCATTAACATCATGATAAGATTAATTTTAACATCACCTGCTGGGTTAGCTATAGATCAGTTGACTCAAGTACAACAAGAAGCTATACAGTCTGTGTTTGCTCAGTATGTTTTGCCGATGCCGGGGACTATAGCTTATGGAAATAGTACATATACGA